GATAAGGATTCATCTACAGTCTGCTGACTTTCATCAGTTGGATTCTGTTCAAATGATTTTGACAGTTCATTTACTAACTGATTCTGCTCCACAGTTGGCATCATTCGCATTGCATCCTCATCTTGCCGTTTCAATTCCTCCTCAACATCAGGAATAACATCATCGGGCATAATATCAGCAATCACATACCTACTGAATCCAGCCGCCTTCATCATACTTGCAGTATTTGCAAACTCTTGCAAGTTCAATGGAGAATTGCGCTTATGACTTATGTTGATAGCACTATAATCACCATAAGCTCTTCCAAGTTTCTTGTAGATGATGGAAATAAGCCTAATCCTCTCATACAACCCAACATCAAAATCAGCTTCAGCATCAGAACAGACATTCTCAAAATCAAAGAGTAGTCGCTGTATGGCAATGCCTGATGCTCCTGTAAACTTCTCACCAGCAAAATCGGGAACGTGTGATTGTGTATGAATCTGTTTCTGTACAAACTGTGTCATAAACTGAATGAATCCAAATGGAATGTCTTTCATCAAGAACTTCACATCAGAATCTTTATCTTGAAGTTCAAAGACTCGATATCGTTTCAGTTTTGCAAGTGCTTGTGAAAATGCTCCTGGTTCCTTTCGTTTCAGTGGGTCAACCAAACTCATTTTCTTCAGTATAAGATATGCATTTGCAAACCTATCAAATTCATTCATACTATCTGAAAGCAGAATATCATAGCAGTCAATGAGGGGCATCACAGGTTCAATCAAACCCATCATCTCATCACCAAAGTAATATGCAACAACTGGCACTTCACCAAAGAAGTTTGGAGCACTCTTTACAAACTTCAAGTTCCAATTACCACCACTATCTAGTTCACGAGTATAAATTTCAATAGTATCAGCATAGTACACTTCAACAATATCCTGATTATCAGAGACATGGTAATATCTAATGGCAACAACTTTCTTTGGTTCAGAGCTATAGTCATAGAGCAGTATCATCTGCCGTGGGTCAATTGTTATAAACTTCACTTCTGCATTCATGTTCAATGTTTTTGCATCCATTACCCCATCAATGTAGAGAAGTTCATAGCTCACACCAAAAATACCTGTATTTCTTCCTGCCCTGCTTGTCTTGATATGCTCATTGTTAATTCTGAAATTCTTCATCAACTCAACAAAAAACTGTTTATTATCCAACTTTTCAGTAAAACTTAATTGTTCACTTACTGGTATCTTGTTTTCAAGGTTTCCATCAACAGTATAGTCTTCTACATCTATTGGCTTATAGGTGATGTACTTTGGCCGATAGGCATATCCAGTAAAGGTAGTAATAATCTTTCTTCCATAAGGAATTGGAATCTTGTTATCAGGCACATTCTTATTGCTTGCAGTATCATCAAAAGAATCTTCACTCTTTGAGGAAGAAACACGTGGTGCTTTTCTGCCAAGAATTGTTTCATTTTTTCCTTGATAATACTGCCACAATGTATTAAATCTAGGAACCTCGGTATGTTCATATTGTGTAATATAACTCAGAATATCTTCTGGCAACAACCTTGTTTTATTCGTTTTCCAAATACCCATAGTATAGCTCCTTATTATAGTATATGCTTTCTCTACAACCCAAGATAGCCCATTATGTCAAATCCATAATCAACAACACTACTTCCGTAAGCATTCTGATGCCAATATGGCTCCGTACCAAAACGAACACACGAAATCGTATCGTCATTTACTTCAACAAATTCTTCAGTTGGGTTTCCATTTCTATCTTCTTTCCTCTTGAATGTCTGTATTTCCCGTGCAAGGTTTGGGCAATTTGTCTTATGAATGTGAATTAAAGGAATTGAACAAAGAAAGTTTATACCATAACCCAATGACCCAGGGCCTTTCACTGCTGGTTCAACATGATACCCAGCTTCCTGCCATTCCTTTATTCTATCAGGTTCGGCACTATCAGCAATAATTCTGAAGTAGTAAGCTCTATCTCCCCAGTAATCTTTTGCTGCCTGAATAAATTCAGTGTTTGTCCAGCCTTTGCCATACAACTCATCAAATACATACATCTCACCATCTCTAAACCCACCACGTTCTATTGCTGATGCATGGGCAAACCCAAAGTCCATGCCAGTAAACACATTCTCAAGGTCATCTTCTCGATAATCAAAGTCCTCTATCACAAAGTTTGTGAACACTCTATTGCCATACACACCCCATTCACCTTCTACATAGACCATTTTGTAGTATGGGTCAGTAATGGCTTCAAGTTTTGCTATTGTTTCCTTATCAAGAAACTTGTTATCACGATAGGTGCTCCTATGTGTCAGCACTGTATCATCTTGCTTATCAAAAAACCGCTTTTTTACCCAATGTTCAATCCAAATTGGGTTCATCGTCAGTGTTTCCTGCTTTACAAAATCAGTTTCACCACGTAATCGCAAATGAAGCTGGTTATAATCATCTTCTGTTGCCTGGTCAGCTTCCTCCAGCCAAAAATCAGTAGCATTATAGATACTTTTCAGCTTGTTTACATCATCAAGCCCCACCCCAATTGCATCATTGCCATTCAATGTACATTTTATGATGGTTTCTGTATCATTATAAACAAACAAATTATCAAGTCCAAACGATTTTATCACACCTTTCAATAGGTCATAACAGCTATGCCGAACATCTTTCTTTACTTTTCTGCATATCAGAAACCTATGCCCTTTATCTTTCACCATTTTGTTAAATGATTTTTTGGGTCTGTGCTGAAGCTTTTAGAACTCGCAGCTCCTCCAACTAAAACATGTGTTGGATGAGTATCTTCAAACAATGGCAAAAAGGCAGGATTTATCAGTTTTGTTGCATTTCTGAAATCAATCTCAAGCATTCTCTATTCCTTCCTCACTAAAATACTTATCAATGCCACCTTTTCCTACAACTGCTCGAACTTTTTCCCCATCTTCTTCCTTACTCTCACTCAATATCTTCATCTGTGCATCTTCTGCTTGTTTTTCTTGGTTCAACTGCAATGGTTGTACCTTATAGGTAATCTCTCCGAACACTTGTGTATCTACTTTATCTCTCCACATCTCAGGCAGTCTATTCTTCAGCCAGAAAATCTGTGCAATCACGTTTGGATACATCCTCTTTTTCACCACTTTTGTCTTTACAAGTTTGTTCTTTGGGTATCTTCCATTATCTTCAGCTTCTTCCCGCTCTTTTGCTGTTAACTTCTTTGGCTCATACTGTATCTCATAATACTCATATCCAATTGCCGACTTGTACAATGCATTCACCACATTCTCATCTATCGGTTTTCTTCCTTCTTGTACTGCTTTCTTGAAATCTGGGTACTTATGCATCCACTTATTGAACGTTTCATCACTCATTCCTAATGTTTCAACAATCTGTTTTCTTCCCATGCCATTCTGCATCATCAGCTTTACCACAATCGGATGTAGTTTTGGGTTGTATCTATTCTCAAATTTCCCTGATGCTGTACTCTTGCTCCACCCATTCTCATCAACATCATCTTCTTCCATAAAAACTCACCTCTTTGCCATCGTGTAGTATATCATATTTTCACTATATATGAAAGCACTTCACTTTTCATCTGCATCTATGTTATACTCTTTTCTATGGCACGAAGCAGAAAACACACTCCAATTCTCAAATGTGATGGCCTTGGTTCCTATGCAAAACGACAGGCAAACAAACGTGCACGAAAAACACCTCTTTCTAACTACTCAAACTACAAAAAAGTCTACGATTCCTATAACATCCATGACTACACCACAAACCTTTACTCTTTCTACCATACTTCTGGCATCCCAAAACATCCTTACTTCCATACGCTTACTCCATCACTCTATCGAAAATACTTCAATAAATGATACTTTTATGCATACTTTCTTGTATCTTTATCTAATGTGTTGAACTTTTTCTCCGTCGTAGAGAAAATCACCATCAAAACCTGCATACTTATTCAAAAACATCTATGAATAACGTGCAATATCACTCATTTATCCTTCATTTTATTCACTATTCTTAATGTATGCCATTCAATTTTAATGTACTACATTCAGTTCGCTACTTTCCATAAGAAAAAATTCATGTTTTTGCATTGTAACACAACCTATGAAACAATGCATAACTACTTTCTATACACTTTCTATACACTTCTATGCACTCTTGCAGCTCATCTATGCACCACAACTATCTTTGTAGCTCATTTTCTCCTGTTTATGAGCTGCAAATGTAGCACATTAGGTTGGGTACTTTAGAAGAAAAGAAAAATGTAAGTTATTTTGCTGGTACTATAAGGCTCAATATGAATTTCTATGGTAAAAAGAAAAGCTAATGTAGCACATTAGGTTGGGTACTATAAGGCTCAATATGAATTGGGATACTTGTTTGCTTTCNCTCCCTCGATTTCTGGTATATACCCCCACCCCCACCCCCCATTGCCATTGTTGTAAACTACGAGCAAGCAAGCTACGAGCTACGAGCAAGCAAGCTACGAGCAAGCAGGCTACGAGCTACGAGCAAGCAAGCTACG